GTTTATATCCCTTCAAAGGATAATTTAGTATTATCACAAGCCAAGAATCCTCTTGGTAAAATGATGGTAGTTGTAGCACGTAAGCCATCTATTGATAGCGAACTACGTGGACAATTTGACGACGTACTTGGAATTCAGTTACTCCGCAACCGTTTCGCCTTATTGGCAATGGAAGCAGCGGAGAAATCAGTACAGGCACCTATTGTACTTCCACAAGATGTACAAGAATTACAGTTGGGTGGAGATGCGGTTATCCGTACCGCCAACCCAGCAGGTGTTCGTCGTGTAGAACTTACACTACCACAAGGCGCATTTACAGAACAAACATTACTTAACCAAGAACTTAGAGTTGGTGCTCGTTATCCAGAAGGACGTACTGGTAACATTGATGCATCTATCGTTACTGGTCAAGGTGTACAGGCTCTTATGGGAGCATTTGACACACAGGTTAAATCAGCCCAAGCAATTTTTGCTGCTGCACTTCGTGATGTTATTAGTATTTGTTTTGAAATTGATGAAACAATCTACCCTGAAGAGAAAACAATTCGTGGCGTAGATTCTGGTTCACCTTATGAAATTACATACAAGCCAACTAAGGATATCAAGCAAGATTATTCTGCTGATGTTCGTTATGGAATGCTTGCTGGTCTTAATCCAGCCCAAGGTCTTATCTTTATGTTACAGGCTCTTGGAGGCAAGTTAATCTCTAAAGATATGGCTATGCGTGAGTTACCATTTACAGTTAACGTAACACAAGAACTTGAAAAGATTGAAATCGAGGATATGCGTACAGCGTTACTCGGTGGTATTACAGCAATGGCTCAAGCAATTCCAGCGATGGCAACACAGGGACAAGACCCATCTGATATGGTAAATAAAATTGCTGCGGTTATCAAGGCTCGCCAAAAGGGACAAGCATTAGAAGATGCTATTGAGGCTACCTTTGCACCGCAACAACAGGTCCCTCCTGCTGGTGCCTCTAATCCAACGGTTGAGCAAACGTCCCCTGCTCCCCTTGGTGCCCCAGTAGGAGGCTCTCCTTCTCCTGAGCAAGGTGTGCCAATGGCTGCACCAACACCACCACCAGACGTACAAACAATTCTTTCAAGTTTAACCGCAGGTGGAAAAGCAGGCGGAAGAGTAGTAACGAGAAGTTAACTAGGTAGGGGACAATGACAACTATAATAGGCTTAGAGCATAAAGACAGATGTTTCATAGTTGCCGACAGTCAAACAACTGATGAGGGTGGGCGTATTTATACGCATCCTGAAGTTGAAAAGATTACTGCAAATGGTTCGTTTTTAATTGCAGGTTCTGGAGAGACTTTACCTTGCGATATAGCACAACATATTTGGGAATCACCTATTCCTACAAAACAAGATAAAGAAGACCTTTATCGTTTTATGATTAGAAAAGCAATGCCATCTCTTCGCAAGTGTATGACAGAGAATGGTTATAACTTTGATGAAGATACTAAAGAAACTCGCTTTCAGTTTATTATTGCTGTTGGTGGGGAAATATTTGATGTTGACCAAGAATTGTCTATAAGTAAATCTGCAGATGGAGTATACGCTGCAGGCTCAGGAGCAGCATACGCACTTGGTGCTATACATGCTGGCGCAGATGCTTATGAAGCAATGGAAATAGCATCTAAACTTACAGCATTTACCGCTGGCCCTTATATATCAAAAGAACAACCTAGAAAAATTAAGTAGGAGACACAATGGCTGGAGTTAAAGGTAAAAGTGGTGGAGACCGTCCAAGAGACCCATTTGCTATTTCAGCAGTAGGTGGAGCAGGCTCAAAAGATGGACAACCAAAAAGATATATACCTGGTATGAAAAACTTAGGTTCTACGGGAGTTGAAACAATGGCACAGCAAAATGCGGCACCAATGAGTAATCCTAAAACTGTGTCTAGCAATGCTGCTATAGGTTTATCAGATTCTATGATGAAACTTAGAACATTATTAGATGACACAACCAATCCACTAGAGCCACAAAGCACTGGTGTTGATTTTGGTAGAGGTGCTGGTAGTGAAATAATGCCTCAAAATTTGATTTCAAATGAAAGAAAAATTGAAAATCAAGCAATAGTAAAAAAATATTTACCAGCGTTTGCTAATGCTGCAAAAGCCCCTGGCGCCCCAAAATCATTTAAAGGATTTGTAAATTACATGGTAGGCATGTTAGATGCTTGAGTGGCAACCTGGCAGTCTATATGATAATATAGATAAATTTGCTTCTTCACTTGGATATGAAAATGCAGCAACAGTAATTACTTTGGGTATGATTCCTTGGGAATCTGTAGAAGATAGAGACGCTTTTATTGAAACAATTACCGGAGATATACCTAAGGGTGGAAACTCCACAAATTATAACTTACAATTTTAGGAGGCAATAATGTCACTTTGGAATGACTTCCTTGACAATATTGCAAAACCAGTAGGTCAAGGCCTTGCCAAAGGTGTATCTGATTGGGCTGGTTGGTTTACTGGAAATATTTCAAGTCCTGCACAAGCAATTGGAAATGTTATACTTCCTGCTGGTGTGGATATTGGCGTATCTAAGCAACTGGCTCTTTCTGGGTTGGAGCAATCCGCACAAGAAGCAATTAAAGATAACCTAAAGTATTCAGTAAAGTCTCAATCAGCAAGTAATGACTTAGTATTAAAGGCTGGAGTTAAACTTCACGATGAAGCAATATCTCCATATATCACAAGACCTTTATCTACATTAGCGTTATTAACTGATGTCGATTCTCCTTTATATACACCAGGAGAATTTGAAAAAGGATTTCAGGTAAAAGATTTTAAACGAGCATATAATCGTTCAGAAAAAGTAAGCCTAGCCCAAGCAGCAACTAAATCTGATTTAACTCCTATTAAAGATGTTGCTAATGTTGTGTTTAGTCTAGGTCAAATAGATTTAGATGATATAGATTTATATAATGATAATGATGTTCAAGCAGCATTTGTTGACAATAATATTGGCAAATATTTTACTGGCCCATTAGATTTTTTAATATCTAACGCCGCAATTGCTGGGGTCGCTGGTGCTGTAACTAGAGGCGGAAAATTTACTGCTAGAAAAACAGGTTTAAGTTCAAGAGGAACTACAGTAACACAGTTAGAAAAAGACATCAACGATGGTGTTGCTTTTGAAACTGGCATTCAAGGTGGAAGACAAACGGTCTCTGGAGACCTAATATTAAAACTTGCTAATAGTACAGACGCTAATTATGTAACAACTACTTTAGGTAGATTTTCTAATAATGAAAATTTAATTGGTCCAATACTAAGAGCAAGTAATCCTGATACTGTAAAAGATTTAATTCTTGCAGACAAAGGATACCTACCAGCATTAGATAGACTTTCTAAGAATGCGCCAGCAGATTTATATGAAATTGGCGATGTTAACACAATTATTAGAAACCGCGTAATTGAAACTGGTAAGTTACCTGAGTTTGATGAAACCTCTTGGTCACGCATGAACGCAGCGTTTGATGACGCTATTAATCGTGTGCCAGAGTATAGACAAATTAAAGATGCTCTTCTTGACCCAAAGACTGGAACTCCAATCAAAATGGGCAAGGATTATTTTCCAGTTGAGCCAAAATTTGCTCTAGGCACAAAAGCCGCTATATCAGTAGGAACTATCAGGCAGCGTATTATAGGCAATAGCCTCAATGGTCCATTAACTAGAGTAATTAACTTTTCTGGTTCACAGTTACCATTGGGACATGTAACTTTTTCAGGATTGCGTCCATTAGATGGTGTTAAAGAATTAAACGCTGTATTTGATAGTATTGATGCATTAAGATACACAAAGACTCCTATACGTGGAAAAAATATTGTTGTTGAAATAGCACCTGATGAATTTATAAATGTTGCTGATTTTCGCAATAAAGTAATATCTGATTTTGTAAGCGCTAAAGATGATATCTCAAGAGTTAATGTATTAGATGCTCTTGATGACCAATTGGGAATTATAATAGCCGCCAAATATAAATATTATGATAAAGTAAAAATTAAACAATTTACAGACGAAATTAAAAATCAAATTTTTGGTACAGTAAGTTCTGTTGGTCGAACTGGATATGGCATGGATGCGCAGGGAATGCGTATATTAGTTGACGCTCAGACTCAAAGACAGTTAGTAGAGTCTTATAGAATGGCACCTTGGAATTTAATTGAAAATGAAATTAAAAAGTCAACTCTTATTAAAGGTCCTATTAATAAAAAAGGACAAAAGTTAACAGTAGAGGCTTCTGAAATTGCTCAACGAGTATTTGAGGTATCAAACAAATACTGGTCTATTGATGTTTTAGCACGCCCTAACTACATTCCTAAAAACAGTCTTTTTGAACCTTCTCTTAGTGCCACAATGGCACATGGTACTTCAATTATTATTGAAGGTGTTCCTAGCATGACTAAAAACTTTCTTAAAAATAATAAAAATAGACTTTTTGGTCAGATTTCTAAAAAATACAATGCTAGAGAAGTTTCTGCTATTAATAAAACCGTCAATGATTTAACAGACGAACTAGATAAAGCAGTAACTAATCTCAATAACTTAACAGCAGAACTTGACACATTCTTAGGTTTAAGCCCAATTAAGCCATCACCAAAAGCAGTTAGAGACAATCAAGCAAAAGTTATTAATGAACTTAAGGCAGCAGATAAATTAGTTGACGACATAGAGTTAGAACTTAGAGACGCTGTGCGTCCATTTGGAAAACTTACTGCTCAGGTACCAACTATTGCAGGCCTGGAACGCAGAATTAAATTTTTGGAAAACGAAGCAAGCACAAAAGGTAAATACTCTGGAGAAATTTTTGCGGCTAAGGCTGCCCTAACTAAATCCAAGGGAGCAATAGCAACCTTAGCGCCTAACTCAAAAGATATACTTGAAGCAAATAAACAAGTTGCTTTACAGTATGATAAGATTGAAAATATTCTTAAAAACCTTGGTGAACAAAAATATAATCAGGCTTTAGTATATGAAAAAGGCAGTCAATACAAAGAACGTTTTTATGGAAAAGACAAAAATTATATTTTTGTAAATAATGAATACGTACCAGTAGATAGTCTTTTTAACGCTAATCAATTTGGTCTTGCTATGAAACAAGAATTTGGAAATGCTAGAACTGCTAGTGCTACATATTTAGGTGAATTAACTACTGGTATCCGTCAAGGTATGATTACTAGAAGAGGTTCTTCTACAGTAACTTATACCAATGACCCTCTTTATTTTGAGGAGTTAGCACATTTTACAAATCGTTCTTTAAGGGGCGACAAGTTAATAGACCAGATTCTTGCTGATGTTCCAGAAAAAGAATTAATTGCCTGGGGCAATAAAAACATTGGATACTTTGAGCAATTTGGCCCAGTTAGCCAAGCAGATATACCAAGCATAATTGCGGATAAGGTTGCTTTAGTAAATAGGTTCCTGCCTGATAAAGAAGCGCGAATTGCCGCATTGGCTGGTGAAGTAAATTCAATTCAACTTCAAAAGATTCTTTCTAAAGATTTAAGAAATCTAAGTCCAATACACCCACTTGATTTTGATGTACATAATGCATCTGAATTTGGAGTCAAAAATTTAGGCTGGGTTGAAAAACAACTTGATAAAACAGCATCTGTGATATTTTCTAAATTAACTGCCCCAGAAAATCCAATTCGTTGGGCATCTGGAAATAAATTTTTTATGCAAAATATACAACGTAAAGCAAAAGAACTTGAAGAGCAAGGTTTTAGTTTTACTAAAAAAGACGGAACTGTGGATTTAGATAAAATCAATGCTTTGCGCTCTGCTGCTTCTAGGGAAGCACTACAACAGAACGAAAATATTTTTTATACTATTCGCAGACAAAGCAAGCCTTTATATGCTGCTCGTTTAGCCACAGCGTTTCCTACAGCATCCTTAAATGCTTTTTATCGGTATGGTAGATTTGCATTAAATAATCCTGAAAGAGTTGCTCAGTTCTTGTACAACTATCAAGCAGCATTTAGGTCTTTTGGCGTAGATAAATATGGTGCTCCTACTGATGACCCACTATTAGCAACACACATAGTGGTTCCAGGAACTAAAGAAATGGGATTCTTTGGTGGTAAAGGTATCAGATTAAATGCTAGGTCTATTGGATTCTTACTTAACTATCCAACACCATCTATTTTTGGAAGTCTTGCTGTGTCAGAAATTTACGGTGGAATGCCAAATGCAGAAGATACGCTTAAAAACTATTTAGGTTCATATTACGATGTAATATTTCCATTTGGTCCGCAACCATCAATTAAACAAGCATTTATACCTCGTTGGGCAAACGATGCTTATAACTATCTAAATGGTTCAGAAGGCAAAAGAGATTTTCTTGATTCATGGACAGATGTTCATAACTACTATATGACATTAGATGATTTAAAAATACAAAAATTTCCTGGCAATGATGAAATTCTTAGAATTGCAAGAGACCAATTTGGAGTAAAAGCCGCCTGGTCCTTTGCTAATATATTTGGCGTACCAGCCAAGGTCGACACAAACCCTATGGCGATGTATGATGACCTATATGCTATGCTAGTTAACAAATATAGGGAACAAGGACTTGATGATAAAGAAGCAAAAAAACTTGCTGGTACTGAATTTAACGAACGACTAGGGGCTAACTTTAGCCTAGATAGAATTACATTTAAAGGCTCTAGTCCAGAAGCGTATATTCAACCTAATGTTGAATCTTACAATAGAGTGTTTAAAGATAATACAGACCTCGCCATTACTCTGGCAAAGGTTGACCCAGAATTAATTGGGTTGCTTAGTTTAGATATAGATACTAAAGATAACTTTAATCTAACTGTATATAATCTTTTAAGAGACCCTAAAACTAAATTGCCAGATGGTAGCCCATTAAACAATTATATGATTACTCCTGCGGAACAAGAGCGCCGAAGACTAAAGAACCGCGCTTGGCAGGCTTATAATTTCTTAGTAGATGGTTTAGAGAAAAAAGCACAAGATTCAGACAAGAAGTCCCTGCGTTCTCATCCAGAGTTAAAGGCTGCTCTTAAAGAAATTGCTAGTAATGATTTAAGAAAGATTAGCGAATCTTGGTGGGTGGAGTATAATGACCCTAAAGGTGGGGATAGAGCATTTAAATATGCATATGGCTTAAACCAAGTTGTTTCTAATAAAAAATTTATGGAACAATACGGAAATACTAAATTATGGACAGATATAAAAGATTTTACAACAATAAGAAATACTTTTACTACTTTCTACAAAGGTTTGCCTGAAAGAGACCCAAGAAAAGCAAAAACTCAAGATGCTTATGCTGAAATATTGGAACAATTTTCAGAGACTTGGCACCCAAAGTTAAAAGAAATATTAACCAGAAATTTCTCTGAAGACATGTTAAAGGATGCTCAATAATGACACCAGAACAAGAAGCGTTACTTCTTAATTACTTAGCAGCCATTCAGGCTAATCCTGCTAGTGCTAATAGTACAACTGTATATAAAGACGCTATTAAACTTACTGATATTGCCGCCAAACAACTCCTTGATGAAATCATGGCAGATATTCAGTTTACTGGGAAACTATCAAAAGCAGATTTAGCAGATTTTGTAACCAAATATAATATTGCTGCAAACAAGCAACTTGATACGGTAGTACAAACAGTAAGAAGTCAGACCAAACCTGGCGATACTGCTGAAGATATCAAGAACATAATCAAGACTACTTCTCCATCTTTCTTTGAACCTAAAGATTTTGCTAAAGATTACCTATGGACTAAGGTCAACTTTGCCGATGAAAAAACTCTGGGAGCCAAGGCTCTTGATGCACTAACTAATGCTCGTCAGATTGCTAAGGCTTTTAATCTAAGTACAGTATCTGATATTGAAATTCAAGCGGCTGCTAAAAGAATTGCCACTGGCAAGATTACTGCTGAAGACTACAAGACAGAATTAGCAGCAAAGGCTGCAGCCGAGTATCCTCAACTTATGGATAGATTTAAGTCTACTCCTGGAGCAACTGTCCGTAGTTTATATAATCCAATTTTAAAAGCAGTTGCAGATGCATGGGAAACAGATGTTGAATCATTAGATTTAAATGACCCATTTATTGACAGTTTACTTCGCCCAGACGGCGTAATTGGTAAAGCCCCAGCAGTAACAATTGGTGAGGCCACTCAAAAAGCGTTGATGCATCCTAAAGCAGATAACACACAAAAACAAATTAGCAATGCTAAGGCTTCCGCTACTAGTCTTGCAAGAGCGTTAGGATTTGGTATATAATGGCTACACCCAAAAAGATTGTTAATCAAGGGGCAATTGATGCTGCTCGACGGGCTGAGGCTGAAAGACCAGCAAAGTTAGCCGAGCAACAAGCAAAGTTACCAGTGGTAAAAGAAGCCCTTGCTACCGCACAAGTTGGCGCTAGAGGCACAACTGGTCAAACAATATTTGAAAAGGCTTTGGCTGGTATTCCTGCCGGTGGAGATGCTGGTGCAGCAAGAGGTTTAGCAGCAATGTCTGCTCGTTATGGATTGCAAGCCGCCGCCGCTAATGCTTACACTGGCGAAAATATTGGCTACAACATCTCTGAACAAACCAAAGCAGAACAAGGTGATGTAACTAATACAGAAAATTTAATTAATGTATATAGTACTCCAGTTAATATTCCAGGTGCTATATATGAAGAAGAAAAAAAAGAAGAAACTACTGGCAATCTGTCATTAGACGCTTTTATAAATACCCTTAAATTACTTATGGGTTCAGCCGAAGCATCAAAGCCATATGTAAAAGAACTTTATAATTTAGTATCTAAATACTATAAAAGTGGTTCTACAATACCAGATGCTATTAATTTAGCACTTTATGATGCTGAAGAAAATAAACTTATACCAGAATTTACTACTAGATTTAGTGGAATATTTAAACTCAGAGACCGCCGGTCTGCTGGAGAAATTATTGATGTCCCAACTATTGCAGAGTATATTAAGTCTCAAGAGGGAATTGCCGAAGTCTTACGCAACACTGGTCTAAAAGATTTAGCAAATGAAACTTTTTTAAATCAAGTTATGGGTACTGGTAAATCGGTATTTGAAACTACTAAAATTATTACAGATGTGTATGATGCTATTAGACTAGCCCCTGCAGAGTGGCGTGCTATGGTTAATACCAAAATGCCATTTGCTACAGATACAGACCTTGCTAAAGCATTATTGTTAGGTGCTGAAGGTGCTGCAGATTTAGAAAGAAAAGTTAATAAATACGGAATTATGGCAGCAGCCCAAGGACAAGGATTAACAATTGGAGAAACAACAGCGGGTGAGTTGCTTGCTAAAGGTCAAGGATACGCATCTTCTAAGCCTAAGTTTGGCCAAGCGGCAGCAATTATTCCAACTGCACAAAAATTAACTTCTATGGAAACTGGCGTTGAACCAAGAAAAGCATATACTCAGGAGCAAGCATTCTCTGCAGTATTTGACCAAAATTATCAAGCGTTACAGGATATTCAAAATTTAAGCGAAAGAGAAATAGGAAGATTTAGTGCAAAGTCTGGAAGATTTGCATCTAAAGATAGAGGCTTAGGCCAGATATAGAATCCTATGTGAATCCATCGGCCTCACATAGTGTACTAGACCGATAGCAAGAGCCAGGCTGGTTCCCCGACCAGAATCTGAGGCTTGCGACTACAACGAATAGAAGGGTGGGTTGCTATGAGCAACAACTACTGGGATGAAGACGAAGACGACCAAGATATCGACACCGATACACAACTGGATGGAAGCGATTTACTTAAAAAATTGCGGAAAGCCAAGCGTAACGATGAAAAGCGTATCAAGGAACTCACTGAGCAACTTGAGGGATTATCCAAGGCGCAGCGTGAGCGTACAGTCAAAGAAGTCCTAGAAAAAAAGGGTGTCAACGCCAAAGCGGCTAGATTAGTTCTTAAAGATTTGGATGATGTTAACGAAGAGACAGTTAATAACTGGCTCGATGATAACGCAGACTTATTTGGACTAACAGTCAACAAGGACGAGCCTAAAGTAAGTGAAGTAGATAAAGCAGCCTTAAGGCAGCAAGATGTACTCACCCAAAATGCTATGACCCCAGACCGAGCAGAGGATTTAAATCTTCGCATCGATAATGCAGATTCAATGGATGCATTATTGGATGTACTTCGCTCACAATAATTCCGTTCATAGTCACTTGGAGGTGACGATATGGCATATGTATCAACAGCATCCGACAATCTCGGAGGTACCGCTGGTGGTGCTGGTCTAGTCCAGAAGGCGTATGACCGTCTTCTAGAATTCGCTCTCCGTTCAGAACCCCTAATTCGTTCTGTAGCAGATAAGCGTCCAGCACGTCAAGCAATCCCTGGTTCAACCGTTGTTCTACAACGTTACGTTGACCTTTCAGCAGCAACAACTGCTCTGACAGAGACAACTGACCCAGATGCAGTAGCAATGTCAACACCAACATCAGTAACCATTACTCTTAACGAGTACGGTAACTCAGTGTTGGTAACTCGTGCATTAGAGTTATTCTCTCTTGCAGATGTTGACCCTGCAATCGCAAACATTATTGCATTCAACCTTGCAGATTCTATTGACTCCGTAGCAATGACAACATTGCGCGGCGGTTCAAATGTACTCTACTCAGGTTCAACTGCAACTTCAACAGCAACTATCACTGCTGCTGCAACACTATCTTCTGCTAACATCCGTAAGGCTGTTGCTAAGTTACGTGCTGGCAAGGCCGTTGCTCGTAAGGGTTCACTATACTGGGCTGGTATCCACCCAGAAGTATCCCACGACCTACGTGCTGAGACAGGTTCAGCAGGATGGTTACTTCCTAACCAATACGGCTCTGTTCAAGACCGTATCTGGGCAGGAGAAATTGGAACATACGAGGGTGCATACTTCGTAGAGTCTCCACGTCTGTACT